GGCAACAAAACAAGATACGGCAAAAAATCTTGTTACTAAGGTACGAGTTATGCACGATAACTTACCAAGTTGGTTGAAAGGAAAGTGTCTTGAAGACAATAGATTGTCATTAAAATTTGCCAATGGTTCTCAAATAAAAGCAGTAAGTAGTAGTGGAGACGCAGGTCGTTCAGAAGCACTATCTTTATTGATACTTGACGAAGCAGCATTTATTAAAGATGTTGATTCAATATGGGCATCAGCACAAATCATATAGTCTCTTGAATAATCTGGATATCCCCAGACCCAAAAGTTTCCATCAAATCCTTTTTTCTCTACTGGTTCTTTTAAATGTGTTTGTTCATACCATTGTATTATTGTACCATCAACAACCGTATTACCAGAAGTAATAAAGTCACAATCACATTCTTGTGCTGCGTGTTTAGGGCCCAGTAATTGGTCTTGTTCATCTCTCCAACTTTGTTCTCTTTCTGGATGTAAATCCCAGTGTAATTTTATTGGATTGAACTCGTTTGTTCCTTCTATAGCACCAACCCAAGTCTTATGATAAAAGTTACCAACACCATTGGGTGTAGAAAGAACTATTGCACTTCCACCAGTTGATAGTGTAGATTGTGCTGATGCCCATATTGAATCAACATCCTTAATAAATGCTGCTTCATCAAGTATCAACAATGACAATGCTTCTGAACGACCTGCATCTCCACTACTACTTACTGCTTTTATCTGAGAACCATTGGAGAACTTTAACGATAATCTATTGTCTTCAAGACACTTTCCTTTTAACCAACTTGGTAAGTTATCATGCATGACTCTTACTTTAGTAACAAGATTTTTTGCTACATCTTGTTTAGTTGCGATAACAAGAATGTTTCTGTCTTCTTGAAATAACATCATCCACAATGAATAACCAGCAGTTAGAGTTGATATTCCCATCTGTCTTGCTTTTAGGATAACATTATATCTATTATCTTTTAATTCTCGTATTGATTGTTTTTGAAACTCATATAAATGAAATGGTACTTTTCCCCTTACTGGATGTTGTATCTGACAATACTTCATCAAAAAATGTATAGGGTCAACTGCACATTTCTTATATTCTTTTTGAATTAATAGTTTTAATTTATTGTCCATCACTCAACTCTTCCCAAGTAATTTCATCACTTAGGTATTTATCAATATTAACAATCTCTTTAGTTAGAGATTCAACAATTTCGGTTGGGTCTTGCATTCCCCATCTTTCTAAGTCACCACTCTCTTGTGCAATATCTTGGTCTTTTGAAACCATATCAATATAACCTTTTAATTCTGCCTTTAAGTCTTTCACATAAGAACGCCTATAAAGTTCATCTTGTTCTTTTTCATATGCCTCCCATGTACCATCTATTTTCATTTTGGTTTCTTTTTTTGACCAACACTCTAAACACATTTTGTATCTTGACCAGTATCTGTCATCTGCTTTCTTTTTCATTATACCTTTACATTCTGGGCAAAACCAAGGCATTCTCGCCTCTTGCATTATTTTTGTTAATGGTGACTCTATGGTCTTACCATCTCTACTTTCTACTTTCTTATCGCTTTCGTAACCTACCATTACTCTCTTCTCAGGAGTTTCACCCCTAAGTATTGACTGTAAAGCCTTTTCTTCATGTTTTGTTGACATAACCTTTATTCCTCGTGATATAAACTATATTGTTTCTTTCTTTTTTTCCAAGCCATTTTAAGTGCCGTTCTGTGTTTTTCAGACTTTGGTTTACCTCTCAAAGAGTTGGAAATCTTTTCTCTCGTTTTTTGAGTTACTACTCTTCCTTTTCTTGATGTTACATTTTTCTTTCTAAACTCAGAATCTTGCCACTTTTTTTTCATCGCTTTAGATGTAGCTTCGGAAATCTTCTTTTTTGTTTCCATTGAATGTGGCATTATTATCTCCTATCTTGTATATCTAAATAGTCCCATAATTTGGTTAATAGGTGCAAAAGTTCCAGTAAATTTGTATAAATTGTTTTTAAATACAAATGTTATTCCCTCACTTGGAACAATAGCATCAAATCCACCGATACTATCTAATCTATCAAGTTGTGTTTTTAACTTATTTATTACATTGACATCGTCTGATGCATTTATTTTCTTTATCAAACTATTCAAATCTTTTACCATAATTCTTGTTGACTTTGATGGATTTGCAGATAAAAAGTTAGTCATGTTCTTCATAATCTCTGCACCCAATTCAAGAAATAATTTCTCAAATGGTTCCATGTTCTTTTTGTATAATTTAGTATGGTCTTGTTTATCAGTGGACAATACCCAATCTAAAAATTTAGGGTAGTCTTTTAATTCTTTTTTCATCTGTGGTATCTTATAACTCTTATCAAAGAATGCCCATCTCTGTACTAACTTTACCATAATATCATTTGTTATATGTGGAAAGTCTGAAGAGTTTGCTCCATTCAAAATATATTCCATCCACCATTGTTGATGATATAAAGAAACAACATCACTATCTTTCAAAGAAAACTCATTCTTTAATTTATTTACTTGACTAAAGTAATATCCTTTTCTTTTTGAGTAATCTGAAACTTTCGGAAGTTTAGTTACTGGAATATCAGATATAGTATATGTTTTTTGTACACTTTGATTTATCTGTTTTATCATTCCAGAAAGTTTATTTGCTGCACTTCTTTCATCTCCAACAACATTTCCTTTGTCATCATATTCTTTTACACCATGAAAGTATAACATTGACAATCCATATGGTATTACATTTACAGTCTTTGGATACATTACTTCAAGTGACATAAACTTAGTACCTTGTCCAAATATTTTATCTCTTTGTTTCTTATTTAGTTTACCGATTGCTTTTCCTAAATCTTTCATAGCAAAAAAGAATGCGTCTTCTATATCACCTCTACCTGCGAACATATCTTTTATTCCAGATGCAGTTAAACTATTCTTTCCTGCATTCTTTATATGTCCTTTGTTTCTTGCTGCTCTAAGTCCACCATCTTTCCATGTGACCATTATGTTTTGACCATCAGTTTTTTCTCTTACATATTCAAGTTTACCTTGTAATGCTAAATCTACTAATTCTTTCATATCTCCGAATGTCATGTCTTTGTCATCAAACGGATGTGAAAGGTGTCCATATGCTCCACCCATAAGTAATAACTCCTTGTGTGTTTTATTGTGTGGTAAATAGGGTAATAAATCTTTTACTATTCCATATCGTTCTTCTATTGTAGTAACATCTTCTTTTGGTTCTACATTTGTTTTAGATTCGTCTTCTTCTTTTTTATTAAATGCTAATAGTTCATATCCTGCTTGAGTTGCTATTCCAGATATATGTTTTTTCCAAGTGGCATATGCTTGTGTTCCCTTATAGTCTGCTCTATTAATCGGTGTTAATGCACCCGCTTTACCTGCTGGAAAGAAACTAACTGCATCAACATATACTGGGTGGTCATAAAAATCTTCCCTTCCTAATACAAAATCTACTAATTGATATCCAATTCTTTCTGCTCTTCTTTTTGCAGATGCCATAAATGTATTATGACTTGGATACATAAAGGTTGGCCCGTCATCTGTTGCAGTAAGACCTTTACTTGATTCATTCATAAATGCATCAATTAGTTTATCGTTTAAAATTCTTTTTTCTCCATCTGTCTTGTCTATCTTTTTTGGAAAGAAACTTAGTTTTCTCTCAAACTTTTTCTTTAAAACCATATCAACTCTTTTATCATACTTTCCAAAAAGAGTCTTAAACATATTCTGTCTTGTCTTATCATCTAACTCTTGACCTAAAAGTTTTCTTACTATTGTTCCAGAAATTAGTTTACCACCAATCTTTAATTGTAATGGTGATGCTACAATAACATATCCTTGATTTTCGTATGTATCAAAATCTTTTGTTCCTTTGAAACTCTGAAAGTATTTACCACCCATTAACCTACTACTATCTTTTTCTCCTACTGCTACAACTAATATTGTAGAATCTGAGTCATATTTATTTAAAATTTCTGATGGTGCATATGGATTCTTTACTTGAACTATTTGAGATGATGGTATTGAAAACATAGTAGTCATTATAACTTTTTTTTCTTTAAATCCTAATGGTGACCTACCAGTTTCAGTTTTATTTGATGTTGCTATAAAAACATTTTTCTTACCAAACTCACGAACAAGTTGAGAATATGAGTGATGATGACCTTTATGAAATGGTTGAAATCTTCCAGGGTATACAACTACTACATTGTTCTTTTTTAATTTTAATTCATCAAGTTTATTGAACGCTAATAGTTGAGTTTTCTTAGTCTCTTTACTAAGAATATCTTTAACTAAACTTTCTGTTAATACATTTAAACTCATTTTGGTTGTAAACCCCCAATCTATCTATGTAAATATACGACATTTTGCCTATATATGTCAAGTCTTTTTTTAAACTTCAAGAGCTCTTCTAAACCAACCAAAATAGAACTTCTCTAAGTCTGGTTTACGAGTCACTAAATCAGCATAATACTTAACACGATAAGCACGAACTCTGTCTAATTCTACACCATCCATAGCTGCTATAGTTTTTGGCCCCATTCCACCATCTACTTTTAGACCTGCTCCTTTAGCATTTGCTGCTCTTTGTAATATTTTGACTGCTCTTCCTCTACCTTGATTTACACACATATCAAAATAAATATGTCTTAGGTCTTCTGAAAGTGATTCTACTTTATTTCTATCCCAATAGTGTTCCTTGTAGATTTCTATTGCACCTTCTTTTGTTAAATTTTTTATGTCCACATCTGGATGTGACCTTTTTGCTACTCCAAAATTTGTTTCGCCACCTGGGTCTTTTGGGTCATTTACATAACCACCCTCGTGGTGTAATACTACTTCTATTATTTCATCAAAGTTTACTAACATAACTATTTCCTCTTCTTAAGTATTTTCTGGTGTCTAATCCAATTTTTTCCTTTTGGATTTTTTGTTGGTTTTTTTACAAACTTATCAATGTAAGTTTTTGCTAAGGAATCAAATTTCTTTTTTGCGTCATCTTCTTCTAAATGTTTTGAATTGTCAACAACAACAATATTTCCTTTAAACAATCCTTGAAATCTTCCAATATTTTTTTGACATGCGTGCCAAGAATCGGTGACTAATTTTTTTGGTAACACTCTTTTTCTTGTATTATTTCTATGTAATGCTATTTCCATAGAAGTATTTATAAAAACCATATAACAATCATATCCAATTTCTTCAAGTCTTGATTTATTGTCTGCTATTTTTGCATAATCATCACCAGTACCATCTATAATCATACCAAGTCTTCCGTTCTCGTATAGTCTCTGTCTTTCTTTTGTTAATGCTTTTGTGTAATCTCTTAATCCACTATGAACACCTTTAACTGGTTGGTCTGTCTTCTTATCAAACCCCGTTAAATCTGCAAACACTTCGTCTGGCATTGCGTCCAACTCAGTTCCAAAACCAAATTTGTTTAGTGCTTTTTCAAATTCTGAATCATAGTTAACCATTTTTAAACCAGTGTATGATAGATTTATTTTCTTAGGTAAACCAAACAAACCTCTTGCTGCATATGTCTTTCCACTACCTGGTCCTCCTGCAAGAAATACTACTTTTAATATTCCCTTGTCAAAAACACCTTCGTTTAATAAATCTACTAATTTAATCATTACAAATCCCAGTTTAGTTCGTATATAAATATAAACCTAACACCTTTTACACCCCATAAATTCCACGATTAGCATTGAAGTTCTGTCGTATTTCATCATGACTAAGAGCTTCTGCATAAATTTGTATTTGACCCATATATCCATTAAAGTCATTAGATACAGCA